ACAATAGAATAGAACTTAGCGTAAACTTTAGACCATTCTTTTTTAGTTTTGATCATTGATGAAAGACTCAGAATAGTTCAGAGAAACAATACCTAGAAACAATCCAAAAGGAGAGAAGTAGGAGAGAGAAGTCTGAACCTTATACTATAGAAACACTTTAGAGGTTACTAACTTTATTAACCACCATATACTTCCTCTCCAAGAGGAGTATCAGAACCAACATACTCACGAATATCAGAAGGATCTGTTGATCCAAGATATACCTCACTGAAAAGGATTGCGTCACTATGTGACTTGAACTCAACTGCCACATTGTCATGCATTGTAGAATTGAATGTGACAGATAGTGGTGTTACATTTGCAATCTCACATACTTCTGCTACTGCAGTAAGTGAATGATCAGAGAAAAAATCGTATTTGATGGTGATAGACATGATTTAGAAACGTGGTTACACTATAGGGGACATTTGGAGGTGAGTAACTCTGTAGAATCAATCTCCTGCGAGTTCGTTCATCATTTCATTCATCTCATCATAGTTGATTAGAGGATCATTCCACTTAACTCCATCACCTGTAGCAAATCTTTCACTGTTATTCATACAACGAACAAATGCATCATATGGGGTATCATCAACGGTACAGAACTTGACACAAGCTTTTGCAGTATTATACAAAAACTCATTATTACCAATCCAAAGACTTGCGTTCCATGTTTCGAAATTAGTCCAGCCGTTGTAAGTGGTATCTTCCATTGTGGTCTGATAGGTTGAAGTCATGAGTTGATTGTGTGGTTACACTATAGGGGTCATTTGGAGGTGAGTAACTCTGTCACTGATAAGTTGCGTAGATTGAATCACCACATACTGGCTCAATCATGCCACCTTTATAACAATCTTCTGATGACCTATATGTTGCAACTTTACTGATCAATTTACCATCTACAACACCACTGTTATCAAGAACAGTTGTTTCAACATAAGGATAGCCCTGATACTCAATCATGTCATTGATCCAAGCATACATTTCAGCCTTACCATCAAATAGTTTCGATGTTGACATATCACCACCTGCGACTGCAAGATATGCACCATTGAATTCAGGGTTCATAGTGGCGAAGGTCATTTCAGAAACAAACATAATCAAAAAGCGTGGTTACACTATAGTGGTCATTTGGAGGTGAGTAATTCTAGAAAAGCCAAGATAAGAACCCTTTTCTATCATTATCACTGTTTTGTTCTCTTACAATTGTTGGCCAAGTTGCACTTGAGTTTGGTATCATACCTTCAACAAGTCTCATTGCCTCATCATTATACATTGCTTCGACATTCATATAACGAGTTCCAGCTTCTGTCGGTACAGTGTAAGGAACTCGGAAGGTGTAAGTGATTTGTGCCATAATAAAAAAGAAGAATTGATTTAGTTAGGAGTGGATTCTAGTTCAAACAAATTGCGTCCCAATTTTTGTTCTAATTGTTCATCAACGCATTTGTCATATTTGAATGGTTCATCTAGTGGTATTTTATCACAAACAGAACCCAATCTCTCGATTAGGTCTAGAATCTGTTCAGTTTCAGGATATGCCTGAACTGGTAATGCTCCAGGAAAGGAGAGGAGGATTACCAGTGGAAATAGAGTAACTAATTTCATATTAACCGCCAAACATTTCTTCAAACAGAGGAGTTTCAAACTGTGCTTGATATTCCATATTTAGTCGTGCAATCTGTTCTTTACAGAATTCTGCCTTTTGTTGGGCTAGATACATCTCCTGGCGGAGATCGTATTGTTGTTGATTCCTTTCAGTGAGTGTCATAATGATTGGCGGGTTACACTATAGTGGTCATTTAGAGGTGAGTAACTTTGTCGTCCGCCATATGGGCCTTACATTGTAATACTGTAACCACCACAGAAATTGTATTACAAATGCCCATAGATTAGCGAGTTGATGCTGATACTTGAACCGCAGTCATTACCTTCTGTGTTGTTGAATCAATCCACACAATCTTGTGGGTCTTGATGTCTGATGCAATGTTGTAGATCATTTGTCAAAGAATGATGAGGATTAAGACAATGGAGTAGAAGTTAGCGTAGACTTTCGCCAACTCTTTTTTAGTTTTTGTCACTTTTACCATTAGTGAAAGAACCTAGAATTGGCTCTGGACCACAAAGATTACGTTTAACTTCTGCATATCCAAACTCTTCAGATAGATCACAACAAATACGCCATGCTTGATCTAAATCATTTGTGGTTACATCTTCATATCGAGCGGATGGAACAATGATCCTAAACTCCATTTGAATTGATTGCGTGGTTACACTATAGGGGACATTTGGAGGTGAGTAATACTGTATTAGACTAATTCTTGTTGAAGTGCCATATATTGTTCTTCAGTTACTTCATCCACACATTCCTGAATTGTCTGATAGATGTAATCGGTGTTGCCAACATCGTTGAAGATTCTTTCAGCTAGTTCAGGATATTCTTCGCAAGGATAAGTTGGCTCATCATCTTCATCGCGAATCATACAATCTTCGGCAGTGTAAATCCATGCCGCACAAGGTGCATTCTCACCTTGAATCTTGACCATGTTGTTGACAAGTTTTTGAAGTTGTCCGAGATTGTAGTTCATTAGTTGAGAAGAGAAATTTCGTAGGAAGTGAAGTTAGGGTATTGTTTTTCTACCCATTTTGATAACTTATCATTCTGTGATTTAATACCCTTATGTGTTTTTGGTTTTGTAGGCATCACTTTGATAAATGCCAAATATCCTTCATCTGTTGTAACTTCAATTTGATAAGTTGCAGTGGTGTTCATTCTTCTATAGTAACAGATTGGATTACAAATTGTGGTTGATTTCGATTACAAGTTGCAATTGCTTCCTCTTTACTAGAAGCAATGTAGGCGAGACAATCTCTCATTGTCCAACCATTAGCACGATGATGTTCACCGTAGACTAGAAACTTAGATTCTTTCATAATAATTCAGTGGTTACACTATAGGGGACATTTGGAGGTGAGTAATTCTATTTCAGTTCAATTCTCTCGAATAAACACATACCAAGGTCAAAATATAGATCCTCATCCATCTCACCCATTTTGGCGTCTAATGCTTCTTGAACACAATGACGCATAACCTCGTTATATTTCTCGTTTGCGTAAATGTGTTCGATAATGTCATCTTTGAGTGCATCAGCAATACGTGATACAGTGACTGCGGAAAGTGCCATGATAATTAAGAAAAGTGTTTGATAATGGTTACAAAGAATGCCCCGACGGCAATGTAATAAAAGAAGCGGAACATAAACATCAGCGACGATAAAGGAATGAGCCATACTGATCACAAAGATTAGGATACTCCAACAACTGGTCAATCCAAAACCTAATGCCTTTGGCTGGTGCCTTACAACTGGCTGGTTTGTAACATGCACCAGACTCTTTATCTACAAACATAAAACAACTACGACCATCTCTGACAACACCATCATAACATTTTGATTGCCACACTTTGATGTACTTACGACCAACTTCCATTGTTAGATAAGAATGAAAGTTACGTCCATTCTCAACAGCCAATACTTTCCAGTTATTGTTGAGAACTTCGAGCAATGATTCAGTTAGAAACTCTGCTTTGGTTTGTGTGATTATCATGAGTTGATTGCGTGGTTACACTATGGTGGTCATTTGGAGGTGAGTAACTTTAATCTTCAATTGTCCTCCAGTTGGTTGACTGCTTAGATGAGCTGTTCTCTTGTCATTTTGCTTTGATCAATCATGTCTACTATCTCTTGGAGTTCATCCAAGAACTCCTTAGGATAGGTTTCATCCATACTGAGAGATGCCCAAAACCACTCATAACACTCAGTGTAAGGATCATCACCAGGCAATATAGCATAACCTTCATAATCACCGGCCATTAAATCACTCCACATATAAAAGTTACATTTAAACGAATAAAACCAGGCCGGAATGAGGTGTTTGAAAATGTAGTTAGTCCAGGTCATTAGTTGTCCTCCTGTTGTTGTTGTGGGCGCATAGCTTCTCTTAAGTCTTTAAAAAGACTGTCATAATTAATCTCAGCTTCTCCGTCAAAAACGTATAAGTAGCGATGCAGCTCATCATCTAGCCATGTAATTATCAGTTCAAGTCTGTCTTTACCACCTTTGTCGTAAGCGGCACGCATGTCTTCTCTGTGCCATTCAGCCCAATCTTCTGCCATTATGTCAAGGGTGAACGCCGAGAGTTCGAGGCACATCTCGTCAGTCAGTGGGTGTTTAGTCATTATCAAGAAGCGGTGTTACACTATAGTGGTCAATTGGAGGTGAGTAACTTTAATTTTCTGAACTTGCGTAGTATTCGTTATCAGTTTTGACATCAGTGAAACATTCCTCTTCATCATCAAAGATGAGATACAAAGTTTCATCATTGTCATCAACATTCCACTCTGAATGAAGAGATAGTATGTTACGCCCAAGATAATATTTTTTACTCTTTTTCTTGGCCTTCTTATACTCTTTGGCCATAGTCTTCATTTGACTTTCATACTGGTCAAGAATATCTTCTGCAAGATATTCTGCACGACCATGATTGTATTCAAATGTTGAACCTTCTGTAGTGAAGGTTTCACTCAATTCCGGGTCAAATTTCATGGTAAACTATTGTGGTTGGTTCAAGCTGCGGCTTCAGTTTTGGCCTTACCCACATTAGATGGGCCAGTCCAAATCATACCATTCTCTTTCCAGTAAGCAATAAATGCTCGACGAAGTGTTAGAAGTTCGTCATAACGAGCCTGTTGACTAGAAGTAAACTTAAAGTTTTGAACTTTGTAAGTTTTCTGAAGTGATTGAAGCTCTTTAAGTACAGTAGATGAATTGTTCATGATTGTCAAGGGGTTACACTAAAGGGGTCAATTTGAGGTGAGTAATTCTATTAGAAACAGAATTCTCTGATTTTATTAGAAATAGACGAGGCAGGAACGTCATAGGAAACAACATATGCCTCCAGTTCTTGTTGAATCTTAAGGTCACTCAGTCCCTGTTTGTATAACGTTGTATACAAATCTTTTAATTGTTCTGTTGTTGCAGAAGAATTTGCAAGAAACTCGATTAACTCATCTTCAGGAAATAATGTGGACAATATACCATCACCAAGTGAATTGGCAGCACAATCTTGAACCACATGATGTGCCTCATGCCGTAATGTATCAAAATCATTGTCAGTCCAAAGTTCTTGTTTGCCATATGTTACCAGGTTATCTTGACAGATAACAAGAAGACTTGCATAAGGATAGTAAACACCATCTTTATCACCAACACAGTGCAATTCAGGATTGATTACAACAGTTACACCAGCCTCTTGTAACGTATTGAACAGTTGCTCATGATCGTCAAATGTATTTTGGGCATGAGCACTACTGGCAGTGAGTGACACTGTAGTAAGAGCAGATACTAAGGAAGCAGAAAGAAATTTGTTCATAATAAATGGGTAGAATAGTTAGTCAAGAAATAGTTGTTGTGTTACATCTCTTCTTGAGTAAGATTACGATAGTCTTCTACAATTGTCGATAGTCTCGTTCTGGCAGTTTCTATCGTTGCACGAGAGTAACCAGTGAAGAATGAATAACCTTTAGACGGGTCATCCATCGCGTCTTTGTACTCCTCTAGTGCCCAATCGAGACTCTCAATAACAGATAGAAGTTGATTGTCAATGTTCATGGTGATTTGGTACTTAGTTTGAGTTTGAGTGACCTTAGAGACTGCTTACGCCCCCTTAGAATACCTTTACAGGTGCCCTTGGTCTTCTTATCTTTTTTGGAGTGATGGTGTCTATTAGGTGTAGTCATCACATGCCATTCATAAAGTCATGAAGTTCAGCGTGATACTGTTCTTCAGTGTCAAATTGACGACCATGAATAACACATGGAAACGTTTTCTTTTGAAACATAGTAGACGCAACTTGCACGTCTTGTTTGTCGTAACCCATCTCGACTAGGGTTTGAATGTAAGGATTTGAATTGTATGTCATACTATAGGGGACATTTGGAGGTGAGTAATTCTATTTTCGTCTCTTTCTTAACTTATCTATCAAATTAAGTGCAGATTGACGGTTACGACATACTTTAACCGGTTGTCCATTGTGTATCACCATCAGTTTAGTTGTTGAACCCGCCACAGGTATTGCAGCAAGTTCACCATCACCAATCACAATAGGAAATGGCGGCACCTTGGGTTCAAGAATACCTGAATTTGTGTAGGGGAAAGACATAAAAACTCCTTTTTCAATAATTCTATGTGACTGAAGGTGTGTTAGGTCATAAAGGGGTTCGATATGGAAAAATCAGTTTATATAAAGAAAGAAGGAAATGATTGATAGATTATTGGGTCATAGTGGGCGTGAATTAGCAAGGTATTACAATCGTATTCTGCAAGTTTTCTTCTCCAAGAATCTCTATCCAACACCGCACCTTTACTATGAATATATTCACCATTCTCTCTCAATGGTATCATACTCTCTGGAGTTTCAAAGATTAGTTGTCTGTATGGAGTGTATAGTACGTGATAGAAATAATCAATATTGCCCGCAACCTTTTGCTTTCTACGTGCCGACCCTTGATAAGGGAAAAGATAAATTTGTAAATCATCCTTTATTCTTGAGATAATCTTCTTTACTTGTATCTTCTCAACTTTATCGTCTTTTAAGACAAGAAAATCCACACCATTATCAACATCAGGCACGGCAACGTTTATTTGTTTAGATATAAAATATGTTCTTACAATACTCTCACATAAGAGACCGGAATATTGTGTATTCAGTGTTTCTCTTTCTACCTCCAAAAGTGGAGGCATACAGGGGTTTATTCTCATTGTGTCTTGGCGAGACTATTATTATTTAGATATTATACCATAAAGTGGGCCTTACGTCAAGTAATCCGCCAAGACACTCTTGACTGCCCACATATTATCTACGCACTACGCTATCGCACATTTCTCCTTTCTCAAATACTATATCAATTGCACGTTGGAGAGCTCTTTCAGTAGAAACTCCGATATTATTATAGCAGGGAACGCAGAGCATACCGTATGTTTTCGATTTACTACCTACACGAATTACTCGGCCCACAGTCTGGAGCAATTCTATCACGTCCATATTACGAAGGAAGATAACTCCTTCCAGTTCGCTGATAGAAATACCTTCTGAAAGTATGGACCTGTGAAGAACAACAAACTTCTTGTCTGGGTCTTTACCCCAAGAGTTCAAAGTTTGGAAGAACTCTTCACGCTTGACCTTCTTACCATCAACAACCGCGCCGGTTTTGCTCGTAATATAGAGGTAAGAATAACCACGCTCTGACAATTGGTCAGCGAAGTCGGTCATAAAGATATTTTGTAACTGTCGTGTAGTTTTGACACACACTAAAATCTTCTTAATATCTAGTTCGTCAATAGATGCAAGAACATTGTTGCTCTCAAGATACGGAGTAAGTGACTTTTTATCCACTTTGTCCATTTCGATAACTTTTACCTTTGGTGGTAAAATATATCCTCCATCAACCAGAGTTGGTGCAGACACACGTGCAATCACCTCTCCATAAGTCTCAACCTCATTCATACCATGTTTCTTACCGGTTACAGATGTTTTCCTCGTTGCGGTAAAGAAATAAGCGCGATCAGCCCTCTTACTGAAATACTCAGTGGGCTCGAAGAAGTTATTCTGACAGGAGTTATGTGCCTCGTCAAAGTATATGGTATCTACTGCAATATCAGACTCCTGAACACGATGGAGAGAGTGATATGTAGTGAATATAATAACATGTTCACGGACTGTTTGACACATATCAACAAACAGTTTGATACGATCAGACTTTGTAGTGCTGAAGTGTTTTGTATCACCAGAATGCACATGCAAAACATTAGCATTGGTGATGTGTTCCATATACTCACTGCACAACTGATTGGCCAGGAGTAGTCTAGGAGCCACAACAACAATGGTGCGAGGAGTATTTACCTCGAACCGTTTCATTGCATCAGTGATTGCAATTAGAGTCTTGCCGCCTCCTGTCGGGACCAGTATCTGGCCTTTGGTGTTGATATGCATTGCATCACGGGCTTCGTTTTGATGTGGGCGAAGAGTGATCATAAAATTGTGGTGTTATACTATAGGGGTCAATTGGAGGTGAGTAACTCTGTCACCCCAACAATACTTTTGGAAAGTATGGAGTAAGGTCGGAATCAATCACTTCATGTTTACAGTCAACAAATTTCTTATAAGATACATTTTTGACATAGATTAACTCACCAATGTTAATTTCTTTGTAATCTTGTGGAGTTCTCTTACGAATTGGTGCAAAGGCTTCATTCTCACTACGAGTAGATACAACTACTTTAGACAATCTATCAATATCTGTCAAGAAATTGTTGATTAGATCGTAAGATTTATCCTCAACAAACTTATCATAATGATATGAAAAAATAAACTTTGATCCACTACGAACACCGCCAAAGTGTTCTTTGGTAAGACTATTTCCACCTTTGACTTTCATGCCAATAACTGTAGATAAAGTCTTATCTGGATATTCACTCCATCTTAGAAATGCCTTGGGAGTAAGAAGTGCACCAGTTTCATCAATTTTAAGTGAAGATCCCCAACAAATACCACCAGAAAGATCTTCAATACACTTGAACATGGTGTCCCGAGTGTAAATATCCAACTGAGATTGGTCAAGAGTCATGATCAACTTAAGTTGATTTTTAAGATGATTTTGTGCAGTAGTCATGTGGTGGTGGTGATTATACTGTGGAGGTCAATTAGAGGTGAGTAACTTTATTGTCGTTGACGAACCGAGTTAATTACAACTCTTTCTGCGGGATACTGTGATTCTACAATATCCCGTATCAAAGATCTGTCCGCACTATCAGTTTGTATCTCAAAGTTGTGCCTACGACCATTACGATCAGTCCAGGCACCTTTTACATTAAATTGTGTCATAAAAATCAGCTACCAAACCCATGATTGAAATTAGCGTAGGCAAAAGTTGTCCTATTTACCAACTTGACTGAACCATAGGTCACAGAATGGAAGACATAACCTTCACCGTCAGTCTCTTTTCCATTAGGAAGATATGCAGTTGGTGCATCGTTGACAATCAAACTGTCCATCAAATCATACTTAATGTCAATAACCAACTGATATAGATTGGCGAGAAAAGGACAACCTAGAATTTCAGTCAGTGATGCATCATCAACAAACTGGCCAGACTTGATAAGAGCATTGATAGCAACTTTGGCCTGACTTGCTTCTTTATCAGTCAGAAACTTGATGTTATCGGTATTAATCTTTGGTGCATCGCAACCACCGTAGATACGATCAACTGCAGGTTGTACCCACTTGATGATTACACTATCGTCAAATGTTTCTGTAACTGGTTTACAAACTGCATTACACATAGCATTATCTTGAGTCAGAAAGACTTGTGTATGTGGAGCAATGACCAGTTTCTGATCAATTGCATCAGGAAATGTGTAGGTCAGTGTATTTTGTGTGAATACATCTGTTCTACCGAACCCAAGCCAATCACCCCAATAAATGTTATCGGTACGTGGAAGATACTTGAGACAATGAGAGAGAATATCTACAACTTCTATTTGATGACCAAAGTGCTCGAAGATGTCATCAGTTGTATAACATTTACGGTCTTTCTTCTTATTGAATGCCGATTTTGTTGAGACGAAAAACTTGCCATTGAGTGGGTTTGTGCCCCAAACCAAACTCATACCGTCCATTTTCATGGAAATATGACCCACATCATAAAGTAGGTCAAATACTGATAAATCACCAGTCAAGATAGTATCTTCTGGGTGAGAGAGATGTGTCAATGTCATAATAAAATGGTGGTCTTATACTATAGGAGTCAATTGGAGGTGAGTAACTCTGTCAGGGAAGAATTACCCACACTTTATTACCAATTTTGTTCGCAGTATTGTTTTGAACATATGTCTTGGCCTTTGCCAAAGATATACTTTGGTTTTCTTTGACATAAGTTCTAGCTTCTGTGACTGTATTAAACAGTCGCATCATTCTCTGTGTCAAGATAGGGCTTTGGCTGCAGCATGAGCCTTGGCAGTCAGTTGAATTGCTTCTTTTTTGTTTGGCTTTCTACCGTGTTTCTTCTCAAACTCAGCCCTCATTTGGGCCTTTGCTTCTTTTCTACTTTGACCAGTTGCTTTGTTTCTAGTTGCGTCTCTTTCTTTTCTAGTCATACCACCACCATCAGCATGAGCGTACTTTTTACGTGGTTTTGCAGGTTCAGTCTTCTTTGGTTCTGCCTTCTTAGTCTTCAACAACTGGTCTGCTTTCTTTTCAGCCTCTTTAGAAGATGTGGTGGTTTTCTTTACCTCACCACCAGACTGTCTGGCAGCAGCTCTTGCCTTGGCTGCGGCTCTTCTATCTGCTTTAATCTTTTCTGCATAAGATTGTTTGACTTCTGCAGAACCTCTTTCTTTCTGAGGTTGTTCTGTTCTCTGAGATGTGGTAACACTTCTCTTTGGTTTAGACCCTTGTGGTTTATAATCTACTGGTGCAGTCTTACCACCACCAACTGCCTTAACCCTTGGTTTTACACCGGGTTTTCTACGATCAGCAGTCGATCTTTGTGCACGAGGACCACGAATTGTCAATCCAGTACCAAGTTCTTCAGTTGCAAGTTCTCTTTTTATTTCTTTCTTTAGTTGTTCTTTTTCAGCTTTTGCAGCTTTTTCTGCATCAACCTGTTGCTGAACATCAGTGGTGTCAAATGTTCCGATAATTGGTTCTGATTTTTTTGGTTCTTTAAACTTATCTTGTCTGTCTTTGAGAGCAGCTAGTCTATCTGATGCATTATCAGCATTTTCAAGAAATGTTTGTAAATTCTTCATGACTTCACCACTGTTGCTGTTTTGAAACCACCAGATGTACCATCAGCATTTGCAACTAGTGTGTCTAATGGTCCTCTAGTAGGAAAATTCTTTTTGTCTGAAATGTCATCAGACCATACACTATTGCCAGTGTAATATAATGTCTTTGATGACTGAATCGAACATGGTTTAGTGAGATAGTACGTCATTTGTGGAGGTGACAATATAATATATTTATCACCTCCATATATTATCAGGAGAAGAAGTAGTCAGGCACACTCAAATCCTCCACATATGCTGTCACATTCTCATTACCCTGAACATCCAATACTTTATCCCACTGGATATTGTGAGCGTCAAAATCTTCAAATACTTCCAACTCTAAAGTGATACGGACTTTCTGTTTTTGAGCGTATGCTAGAGACATGAGAACTCCTGATTGACTACCTATACAATATAGGGTATTTAGGTCAAGAAGTCAAGGTCTTGTGGACAGTCTCTAAACTGTCTACTGAGGATGTTCTCTGTTCGTTTTCTAATTACTGTCTGTGCACTATTACAATATTCATCTAATGTGTCATATATTTTATCATCATAAGAATATTGTGTCATATAATCATAATATTTGAACTTTCTGAACATATTAATATCAGTCCACCTAGATGTTGTCCAAAAAACAATAGCTAATCGTTCTCCTTTGGTAACAGTATTGACACGATGACCAATTCCAGTCTCATATGTTATACCATGACCTGCTTTTGGTTTAAAAAATTGTTCTTTACCATCCAACCATAATACTAACTCACCACCATCATATTCATCAGGTTCATTAAGAAAAACTGTGGTAGAAAAATGTCCTAGATTATAATCATCAAAATGTGGTTTATAATATCCACCTGTAGGTGTTCTTGTACAATGTATAGATGAACTCTGTTTTGGTTCTGTAAACCTAGTAAATCTTTGATTGTTATCTACATGAGGCCAGAAAATATAACCAGGAAGTTCTTTTTTTGTTCCTTGATTTCTTTTCAGGTCATGTGGATTTCTATCACTAAACCAATGTAAAGATTTTATTCCATCTTCCCACTCTTGATTTC